ATCCTCCTTATGACATTAAGGACAACCTCTATGGGCGTAAGGGATCAATGCACAAAGGATTTGATCACGATAAGTTTGCTGCTGATTGTGATCGTCATCTTTGTCCTCAGCTAGTTTCTTATAATAATTCCAACCTCGTCAAGGAGCGGTTCCAGGGGTGGACAGTTGGAGAATTTGCACATACCTACACCATGAGGTCGGTCGGGTCGTATACAATAGATCAAGCAGAACGAAAGGAACTCGTCCTTTACAACTATGAAAATTAAAGTTCAACTCTATGTCGCTGGTCGTCTCTTCGACGAGATTGTTGAGGCAGCAAACTACCAGGATGCTCGTAAGACCGCTCTTGCTCGCAATCCTACTGCTAAAATTGTGAATGTAACTGCTGTATTTAAATGAAATACTTTCGTATAGCATGGAGACTATGGTGTAAGGCGCTAGGAGAGAAAGCGTCCGATAATGATTGTGAGGCGGATAAGGTAGCACTTGTCCGCACTTTTATTTTCGCCACATATTTGATTACTAATATTGCTATTGTTGCTAACGCTGTGAGACATTGGAATGACGTACCAACTGAAAGATTACCTGTACTCGATCAATCAATCAAAGAAAAGTATTCTTGATGATGAAGCGTTTCTCTCCTTGGGCGAAAAAAGATTCTATTGATTATCTTGATGTAGTCAAAGAGTATTATGGTTATAATGACGATAAAGCTCTCCAGGCACTTAGGATTCTCACCAAGGATCAGCTAGATCATATTGCAAAGGTATTGAATAAAGGTGGAAAAAGATGAGTGTCGAAACTGAAATCCAGTGGAAGCAAACTGATATGGTCGAAGTGGTTCTGAATGAACCCGACGACTTCCTCAAAGTGAGAGAAACTCTGACTCGAATTGGAGTGGCATCGCGCAAGGAAAAGAAGATCTATCAGTCATGCCATATCCTACATAAACAAGGTAAGTATTATATCGTTCACTTCAAAGAGTTGTTTGCTCTTGATGGTAAAAATACCAACCTATCTCTGAATGACGTACAGCGTCGTAATCGTATCATTCAACTTTTGAGTGATTGGGGATTGATTACTATCGTAACCCCAGATAAGATTGCTGATCTTGCCCCGTTGAATCAAATCAAAGTTCTTTCTTTCAAAGAAAAGAATGATTGGACTCTTGAAAGTAAGTACAATATCGGTCGAAAGAAAACAGAAGTTCAGTAAACCGTAGTGTTCATGGGGGTTTTCATCACCCCCATTTTTTATGCAAAGTATATAATTAATATTGTGATGCCTAACGGGTCACATGTAAAAGTCGCTTTTTAGGACAATGGTAACATTTAACTGGGAAACTTATACACCGCATTCAATTGGGTTCGATGAAACATTTAGAAGACTGGAAGCTCTTGCAGGATCTGGATCTAGTTATCCTCCGTACAATGTGGTCAACGGAGACGATGGCACAACCATACTTGAAGTCGCTCTGGCTGGATTTACAGGCGAAGAGATTGAAGTCTCTACTGAACGACATGTTCTGACAGTATCTGCTAAAAAATCTCAAGAAGAAAAGGAACGTAAGTATCAACACAAAGGTATCTCTCAAAGATCATTTACTCGCAATTGGCAGGTGGCAGAAGATGTAGAAGTTGAGAGTGTAGATTTCAAAGATGGTCTTTTGACAATTGTGTTGAGAAAAGAACTTCCTGAGAAACAGAAGCTTCTTACACTCGATAGCACAACTCCACAATACCTAACGGAACAGTTGGGATCTGAATATCAGATTCGATTCAGCAAATGGAATCCATATTCTCCAGACTGGCAGTATAAGATTCCTTATGATTGTGTAATGACAATCAGCAATCCCGAACCAGGATTGCAAAAAGCTTATGAAAACAAAATTGCACAAAAGCGAGAACTAGAAAATGACGGAACAGAATCAACTGAAGACTAATCATAATGTTCGTGTAGTTACTATTACTACGGGTGAGCGAATTCTCTGTTTGTTTGGGGAAGTAAAAGACGAAGATAGAATTGTTGGATATCGCTTGATCTATCCATTCTCCTTGGCATTAGGAGATGTAAATGAAGATGGAACTATTCCAATCAAATATTCTAGATGGTGCCCGTATAGTCCAGTTCAAGAACATAGAATTTCTGGGGATCATATTATTAGTGTTGTTTATCCAGATAATGGTATTCTTGATAACTATGTTGGTGAATTGAAATCATTTGGATTTACTGAAGAACAACTTTTCTACCCCGAGGAAACTAATGGAGATAACAGCGAACCTGCTGAAGCTGGCGAATGAATGGGTCATCGCCCAAGTAGAACCAGTTGAGGGGGACACTTTGCCAGGTGACCCAGACGTGTGGTTGGTGGAACCATACGTGCTAGACTGTGAAGGTCAGATCAGTCCATGGGCACCTTACGCTGCTGAGCGTGAGTTTAATGTCAGGTCTTCGGACCTGACTGTTGTGACCAATCCAAGCAAATCCTTGCTTGCTCGTTATATCGAATGTCTTGAATGAAGTTTTACACGAACGTTGAACAAGCTGGCAACCGTTTGCTGGTCCGTGGTTATGAAAATGGCAATCGCTACAGCGTGAAGGTTCCCTTTAACCCCACGCTGTACCTGCCTACAAAGAACTATTCTGAGTGGCGCACCCTTGAAGGTGACTGTGTGGAACCACATAAGTTTGGTTCTATTACTGAAGCACGAGATTTACGGTAACTCTCGCTTCCTCTATCAGTATATTGCGGAAGAGCATCCTGAGGAGGAAGTGAAGTTTGACAGCAGCAAGGTTCGTGTATTTACAATTGACATCGAGACTGCTGCTGAAAATGGATTCCCCGATATTGAAACCGCAGACCAAGAAATTCTTGCTATCAGTATCAAAGATAGTTTTACAGGACGTATCACAGTCTTTGGTGCCCGTCCCTTTAACAACGTGGATTCTATGGTGGATTATATGCACTTCCGCCATGAGGAAAGTATGCTAGGTGCCTTCCTCGAATTCTGGCAAGCAAACTATCCAGACGTAGTTACTGGTTGGAACGTACAGCTATTCGATATGCCGTACATTCACAATCGTATTGACAGGATCCTTGGCGAGAAATTCACTAAACTTCTCTCTCCTTGGAAACTAGTATCTCGTCGTGAGATCTTTATCAAAGGTCGTAAGCAGTTTGCTGTTGATACTCTTGGTATCTCAACGCTGGATTATCTTGAACTGTATAAGAAATTTACTTACACCAATCAAGAGTCCTATCGTCTCGATCATATCTGTAACGTAGAACTTGGTGCAAAGAAACTCGATCACAGCGAGTTTGATACCTTCAAGGAGTTCTATGAGAACGACTGGCAGAAGTTTATTGAATACAACATTCACGACGTTCGCTGCATTCACTATGGCATACGACGCCAAGGTGAATTATGAAGATGTGTTTAGTCAAGTTCGGATGTGGGATAACTATATTTACGTGGAACTTCTGAAGCGTAAGATTGCTATCCCGCCAAAGAAGGAAGCGACTAAAACCGAGAAGTACGCTGGTGCTTATGTCAAAGAACCGATTCCTGGGTTTTATAATTGGGTGGTCAGCTTTGATCTTAATAGCCTGTATCCCCATCTTATTATGCAGTACAACATCTCGCCAGAGACACTCATCGAACGTAGGCATCCTTCTGCAAATGTTGAAGGGTTCTTGAATCAGGAGATCGGTGTTGAAGGTGAGTATGCCGTATGTCCAAACGGCGCACAGTATCGCAAAGACATTCATGGATTCCTGCCTCAAATGATGCAGAAGATGTATGATGGTCGTGTCATCTATAAGAAGAAAATGCTTGCTGCCAAGCAGCAATATGAGAAGACACCCACTGTCGAACTCATGAAAGAGATTGCCCGCTGTAATAATATTCAGATGGCAAAGAAGATTTCTCTGAACTCTGCCTATGGTGCTATCGGTAACGAGCACTTCCGTTATTATAAGTTGGCAAATGCTGAAGCGATTACCTTGTCTGGTCAGCTCTCTATCCGTTGGATTGAGAATAAAATGAACCAGTATCTAAATAAGGT